TACTTGGTCGGGCTTAAGCACAGATACTTTAACGCTTACCGGCGACTTAGGTACTAGCCAAGCAGTAGGTGCAGTAGTGGAAATTGACCCACAAACAGTTACTTATGCAGGAGACGCAGTTGACGCTCTTTACTTTGCTAACGGTGAGGTAAAGTTTGACGATGTAACAGGTACAGCACCGGCGGCATCAGCAAGTGTTAAATCAGTTGATTTCCAAATTAGTCTAAACCCCGACACAGATAACGCATATGCAATAGGACAAAGCACATACGGTAGCCAACCAAAGATGCAACGAAGAGAGATTACAGGAACAGTCGAGTTTAACAAGGTACTTTATGGCGACCAAGCATTAGATGAGCCGGATTATTCAGCATTAGTTTCAACAGACGGATTAGATTATTCAACTGTTGATGACGCACCAACAATGGTATTAAAGTTTGCTGATGAAGCAGGTACAAACCACATTACTTTCCATTTCTATCATATTAGATGGGAAACACCTACCGCTAACGTAAGCGGAAGAGATACAAACACAATGAGTGTTGGTTTCGTAGCACTATATGACGCAACAGCAAGTGGTGCAAATAAGGCTATGAATGTAACAATGCTTGGTTCTGATAAAGATTCTGCATACTAAGGTGATTAAATGAAAGATTTTATAGATTCATTAAATAGAGATATACCGGAACACATGATGGAAACACTTTTGTCTATGACTGATAAAAGAAAAGTTATGAAGTATTGTAAGCAATACCCAATGTTAAAAGTAAAGGCTAAAGTTGTTAAAAAGGTAGAGGAAAAACCTAAAACTAAAGTTGTTTTACCCGTAAAAGAAAAGAAAGAAGAGTAATTCTTTATTAAAGGAATACCTTTTACATAGTATTAGCGAGAGCGAGAGTGTGGTATTATGCCTGTATTGAAGAAAGAAATAGAGTTAGAAGATGGAACAAAGATTTGGGTTAGACAAGCCTCCGGTATGGAAAAGTTAGCAGTAACTACTGCACAAGGTAAAGCGTTTAGAAAAATGCGCCACGCAGGTGAACCGGAAAATTGGACAGACGAACAAAATGAAGAGTTTTCTGCTATCATAGAAGATTTAGATGGTGGATTAACTACGCAAATAGGTGTATGGATTCCCCCGTGTATATTAAGCGAAGATATTGATGTAAATATGCTAACTACTGAGGAATTAATGTCAATATTAAGTTTTGTAAGAGGCGACGACAAGGATGGCGCTGTCCCTTTATAGACTTTATTAGAGTAGCCCCCTCTCTATGTATGGCCTTCAAGGGGGTTTTACCCTCGGATTTATGGTTAAAATATAATGTAGAGGGCGGTAGACATTTAATGGATTTAGATTTAATAATAGCAGCAAATATAAATGATAATATTAAAGAAGTGACAACCCAAGCGTCTAAAACAGATGCTAAGGGTGCAGTTGCTAGACGTGACCAAAGAAGGGAAAAACGCAAACTATTAAACAACAACAACGAACTACTCAACATATTGAGAGATAGCGGAGTGCCTAATGAGGGCAAGAGTAGTGATGATTAAATATGATTGATGCGACAATCCTTCCTATGTTCACAGGTTTATTTCCAATAGTCTGCGCTATTACTTTACTAGTTTTACGTGCCGGTGCGTCTAGGGTTTTCTTCGACATCGTAGGTACTTTCCAAGCAGGAAGATTAATTCAAGATGCCAAAGCACAACAAACCGTATTTGAGGCTTTGTATTTAGATACTTTTTCGGGTATTCAAGAAGCGGCTGAAGAAATTGGCGACCAATTTACACAACTTTTAGACCATGTAATCCCTATAACAGAAGAAATAGAAGAAGCAAGAATACAATTAGAAAAGTTTTTAGATATGAACGAAAAGGAAATGGCACAAGCGGCTGAAATGATAACCGACATAGGTTTGGCCTATGCCTTTACTGCTGACGAGGCTATGTTGGCAGGTGCTAAAATGGCACAATTAAGTGGTGTACTCGGCCCATCTTCTTTAGGAGAAGGTACAGAAATAGGTATGATGTTTGGTTTAATAAGTGATATGGAAACTGACGCTGCTATGCAAAGAATGGTAAATTTACAACAACAAACTAAGTTTATGACTAAGAATATAGAAGAAGGTATGAGTGCAGAAGAAGAAGCAAACGTAATACGTAGGGATTCTATACGTGTTCTCGACCAACTTAACACGGTTGAAAACAGGTCGGTTGCTACGATGGAACAGATTACCTTCGTTATGAATCAATTCGCATCACAGGCTGAGTTGACTAATGAAAGTATAGCAAGTATGGCTGCTTTATCCGCTACTCTTATTGAGGCCGGTGAAGAACAAGGTAAGGGTGGTCGTGCTTTACGTATGATGTACGCTAGGCTTGGTGCTGATATTAACGGCTCAAGAAAAGCAGTTGAAGATTTAGGTATAGCCGTAGCAGATTCAGAAGGGAATATGAGGCCTTTTTCTGATGTACTACAAGACTTAGCGGTAAAGTATAGAGAAATGAGTGGTGAGGAACAAACTGCCTTAGCCCAACAAGTAGCCGGTAACAGGCATTATACTCGTCTTATTAAACTATTAGAAAACGTAGATAGGGTAAAAGAACTAGAGTTTGAGGCAACAATCGCTATGTTTCCTGCTATGGATGAGATAGAAAGAAGAAGAGATACAGAATTATTCCAACTACAAGAAGCAGAAGCGGCATATAAAAACCAAGTAGGTGTTCTTGGAAACGAGTTGTTACCTACATTAACAGCCGTTACAGAAAGACAAACGGTATTTGTTCAACAAATAAATGCTTTGGCTAAAAGTCCTTTTGGTGCTTTAATAAAAGTGCCAATCTTTTTAGCAAAATCAATGGAGTCTTTTGCCGGCCCTGCTTTTAATATGTTATTATCATTACAAAATATGAATATTGCTTTACAAACTCAACACGCAATAACAAGAGCGTTGAATGGTGAAAAGATAGCCGGTATGGATAATTCTAAGACAGACATCGGTTATACAATAGATGAGATAGCGTTAGAAAAACAACTAGCAGCATCCGTAAGAGAAGTAGCGATTGCAGAAGAAAGAAAAAAGAGAGCAAAAGCAAATGAAGGTAAAAATTTGAACACTACCGAATTTAAGAAATCAGTTACTAATATCGGTAGGCTTGATGGTGAATTAGAAACATTAAGCATTAGATTAGGTGAGATAAAGAATGAGTTAGCCCCCGTTGTTGGCATAACAAGGCAATATGAAGGTGCAACAGAACAACTTACTGAGGCCCAAAGACTACAAAACAATGAAGCAACAATAACAAGAGATAATTTATTAAAGGAAAGGACACAAATACAAAAAACTATGAGGCAAAAGATAGCCAATCGCAGAACTTTCCATTACAAAGTAGAAGGTTATAAGGAAATTGAATTAAGAACTTCTGCATTGATGACTGAAATAGAAGAGAGAAAAGTTAAAATACGAGCAAAGGGTTTTAATCAAATGTCTATTGGTCTGAGTTCGGTTGGTTCTGCTATGATGATGTTTACTAAAAATGAAAAAGTTATGAGATTGGGAATTATATTGAATGGAATGGCTATGGCAGCGCAAGCGTATAAAGCCATGTCCTCTGCTGTTGCTAATATATTCCAAGCGAAAACTACGGAAATATTAACAGAGGCTATGAAACAGGAAGCGATTGCTTTAGGAGCGTTAGATTTAGCACAGAAAAAAGCAACCGTGAGTACTAAACAATTACAGTTTGCTCAAATGAGTTTAGCCGCAAAGGGTGGAGTAATTACTATTGTTGTTGGTGCTATATATCTATTAACGGAAGCATATTCTTATCTTACTAAATCTACTAAAGACGCAACAGATACAGCAGAAGATTTTGGGTCAACTATGTTAGATACTAGTAGAGTAATTGAAATATTACTTGATGATTCTATAAACATAAATGCAGAATTAGCAGAACAAGACAGATTATTAAATGCTTTAGATAGTTCAAATGAAGAGTTAACTAAAACTAAAGTTGAAGGGATAATGGAAGAAAGAAGAGCGTTGATGTCGGCAAAGGGTATCAAAGCGTTTAAAGAAGATTCTTTTGATATATCACCTGCCAAAGCATATTTTGAAGAAATATCAAAACAAACCGACAGTTTAAAAGATGAATGGCTTGAGAAAAAACTACCTTGGTTAAACAGTGGACAAATTAAAAAAAGAAAAGGCTTTATTGATAAAGAGTTTAAAGACTCTAATGAATCATTACTGGCATTTATTAATAAACACGGAGTAACAAGTTACGCACAATTAGAAATTGCCGCAGAAGAATATGGTGATACTGTAAGAAATTTGTTAGAAGATGAAAATGCAGATTTAAATAATTTAGGTAAAACTTATAATGCTGTTACTGATGAAATATCAAACTTTGGTAATGCTAGAGAAGAAATGTTCTATGGGTTTGATAGGAATAAATTAACAGGGGATTTAATTAGACAAGTAAATCAACAAGGGGTAGAAACATTAGTTACTACGACCGAAGTTATTATGACTAACAATTTTAACGGTATGACTGTACCTCAAGTAGCAGATATGATTATAGAAGAGATAGAGGGAAGGGCTAACTTAAGAGGTTATAATATCTTACAGGGCTAGGTGAATACGTGGTAAGAGAAGTAACAAAAATATATCAAGTATGGCTTGCGGGCTATTACGATGATTTTAATGGGGCTAGGGCTATTCCCGATAATTTACAACTACCCTCTGATACATCATACTCAGTAGCAGTAAGTCATTTTGGAAATCCTATGAACGGTGAGGCTTCTCTCAACCCAAGATACAGATTTAGTATAGCGGATAGAAAATTAATAAACTCTACTCACGTTAGTGGGGTTGATGGTGATAACCAATATCTTCGTAACAACGGAGTGTTTGAATGGTTAACATTAGACAGTAAAAGAAATAATTCTTCTGAGTGGGAGGGTAGAGTACAATTACAATACCCCGACGGACACGTAGCCAACCGATACAGATTTGGTGGTAGTACATCAGAAGGTAACGTAGGTTATCAAAGATTTGTAAATGGACACGATACTAATAGTTCTTATATAATATCTGTTGGTGACAACGACGCTACTTTTGGTAGAGCAGATATGAAAAGATTTGACGCTACTAACTTTGCTGCTGAAAACGCAGGGTTTATTTCCACAACAGGAAACTTCTCACAAAGAGCGCATCTTACAGGTTCTTGGATGGGAGAAAAACTAGTACAAAGTAGTAGTGTAATTCCCTCAAAGGTTTTTGCTGAAGTTACTTCTCCCTCAAAAAAACCCTTTCTTTGCGTACAAACAACTAGAAAAGCACACACAGATTCACAGGATATACCAACTATAATATATGACGGTAAATTAAACACACAGTTAGATAGGGATGTTTTTACCACTAGGTTAGCCTTAAGAAGTTTTATTGCAGAAGGTTCTTCTCAATGGGATGAGGTAGGTATAAAGTTTGAGATAGGGTTTCCTACTCCAACATCTACTGTTTTAACGTCTGACGCAGGACACGCAGGTATTCCTGCGGTAACATACAATTTAGATTTAAGTAATACCTTTTCAGGTATAATAAGTGCATATGATTCTTATGGTCTTTTATATGACGGCTCTAATTTACAATCATATAGTAATGATGATGCTTGGTTAGATATTGATTTTGTTATGAAATATTCAACAGGTAAGTTTGATGTTTATGTTAACGGAACAAGAGTTGTTTTAAACGGTTCTATGCCTCAAGGTACTAATACAGTTGCTTCTTCACTATATGGTTGGCAAATGACAGTTAATAGCCAAGAAAGTAGTAATGGTAATTTTGGTTACGTATCATATTTAATGTTAGACCGAGTAGGCATGGTAAGGTATCTTACTGATGATATTACGACTAGTGACGAAGTACAAATACAAAGTGTTAGACTAAATAAACAAGTTAATGGTATAAGTAATTTTACTGCAAAGGTAACAGATGAGGCAGACAGAGCGGCAAATGGTGATACTGGTTTAAACGCAGGAGATTATGTAGAATCAGTAACCGATTTATTTACTTCATCCTCTCCTTTAGATTGGGAAGTTTTATTCTTTGCAGATAAAAATAATAGAATAGATAGACCTTTGTATAGGGGTGATATTACTAATTTTAAAATAGACCAAAGAAAAAGAGAAAGAAGTTTAACCTTTAGCGCCCAAGATTCTTTATCCTTTTTAGGTAAGCAAGTACCTCTTTGGGAAATAGGCCAAGAAAATTTAAACGATGAAGCAGAAGAAACACCTTATTGGTTATACGACGCTAAAGGATTTAAAGACATAATGAATCTCGGTGCATCAAAATTAAAAATTACAAATAATGATGTAGGTTTTGATGTAAATAGTAGTTATTTGGAAACAAGTACACAGAGAACACAACAAAACTCTGGTCTACCTATACAAATGTATAACAACGAAAATGAAATTTTCGGCCCTAACAGTATAGAGGAAAATTACGAGGGGTTACACATATTAGGCTTTCAAAAGGATGCTTCGGGAAATACTTTGGTACATTTAAGTAGTGCTACACATGAAATAAGTACTTCAACAGCAATAGATATAGTGAGTAAAAACCATAACGCTACTAGTATAACACCAACAGCAGTTAGTGGCGCTCTTTTAACCTTTGCTTCCGGTGATTTGTCTTTTTCTGCTGAAACAGCAAAAATAATATACATAGGAAACCAACAAAGCGCCTTACCGTCTTATGATGAGTGGGTTAACTTTGTATCGACAGGAACAGATTACACTTATCAAGACCACGCTAATGCTTGGGGAGAGTTTAAAGAAAATCACCCAAAATATAGTGATATATCTTCCCACGAAGGGCCACATTTTATGAATGTATATTATGACGCAGACCCTTCTTTAAATATACACGATTATTTCTATATTAACAAAGAGGCTATGGATAATTCAACAGGACTTAGTTCTGCATATATTGGTAGACATAAAGTTAAAAGCGTATATAAAATAGTAGGGTATTTTAATAATTATGACAGCACAGTTACCGCAACAGGAATAACACACGACACTCAAGGCCCACAAATAGAATCAATAGGTAGTATAAATTGGTCAGCCACCCCACTATGGGTAGTACAAACCTTTACCGAATATCCTTTTGAGTACGCAGAACATGGTTCTTATGCACCTGTTTCTAGATTAGCAAACGCTGCTGTTTCCGGGGCAACCGCTATTATATTGGATGACGCTTCTCTCTTCCCTACAAACGGAACAGCAGAAATGGGTGGAAGTAATTCACCGTTAATGAGAAGGACTATTACATGGACAAATAGAAGTAATAATACTTTAACAGGTGTTAGTGGTATCACTTCTGCCTATGGTCTAAACACTCCTGTTTTTGTTTCTCCTGTTGATTTTGATACTATGTTAACTTTGACTGATAGATTTGAATGGTCTAAAGATTATGGTAGAGTAGAGAGTAGTTTTTTCACAGATTTAGGCGCGCCACTTAGACATAGAGCGATACACGCAAAATGGATGAGAGATTTACCTAACTCATTATGGTTTAGGTATCAATTTGGTAAGATAGCAGAAGAACAATTGGGTAGTAATTATGACAATCAATTATTAATAAGCACTTCTGTCACTCCTTCTACAACAACAATAGAAATAACTTCTGCTGCTTACTCTGCTGCTTCTTCTAGTGGTGTGGCAGAAATATGGGATAATAGTACTTTTATCCCAAATAGAAATGTAGATGCTTTTAAAGGCAAGTTTGTTTACGAAGGTAAAATAAATACTAATAATAAATATTATTTAATAGGTTGTAAATATATAAATTTCACAGTTTCCGGCTCGACAAATAAAATAAAATTTCAAAATATTAGTGATGATTACAAACATCTTTGGTTATTGTGGGCCGACATGAGAAATAATGGATTAGCAGATGCAGACGGTTCTAAAAGGAAAAAGGCATTTGGGTTACAATATCCTTTAGAAGATAATTATAATATAAATATGTATTACGCAGACCAATTTGATGCAGACGGTAACATTGATACTTTTGGTAGTTTAGAAGTAAATAAAGACATAAGTATTTGGAACTTAGATACTACTATCGAACCAATTACAAACAAACCATTTTCCAAACCTGTAAATTATTCTGACCCTAAAAACTTAGCAATTACAAATCCTATACAGAATGACGGAAATGGAAAACTAAGAATTAACGGCGCATCAACACCAATTACAGGATTTGCTAATGGTGATTTAGTCTACTTAGTAGGTACTGCATCCCATGATGGCTACCATACAATAACAAACGTACAGAGTAATTATTTAGTTACGTCTAGTACCTTTACTAGTGCTACTATGTCGATAACCGGAGGAAGTAATTCCAAAGGATATTTCTATACTACAACAGGTAGCGACCAAGACTACTCTCAATATAAAGATTGGGAAACTAAAGGCGGTGCTTTATTAATTATTGATTCGTCACCTTTTTTTAACCTTAATAGTAATATAAATGGGGGTAGAACAGGTATGGTATCGGGTCTAGGTACGGATTTAGGAGACTACGTACAAGTCAGACAAGGGTTTCCTGCACTTATAGATAATTATTGGGCCGAGGCTACTGCTTCATATCAAACAACCTCAGATATAACGGGGGGGCATCCTGCACAATATAGATTAATTTCTACTGCCACACTAGCAAGTGATGGTTTTATTAAAAACGACAAGGGAATACCTATTGATGACGCAACTGATTTTGATGACACCGGAGTAGGTAAATTAATTACTGTTTTTGGTAGTGGTGAAAATAGAACTACTGAAACTTATTATTTTGCTTGGCATAATAAACTAGGTACAAAATACACTTCCCCTAGTTCAGTAGACTCGAATCCCATCGTCAGTACTATTGAATCCTTCAATACGTTTACAACAATAACTAACGCTAGTGCAGGCCATGTTACTGCGGGCTTAAAACAAGGTATGTTAATTAAAAAAATAAGAAGTGGTGTTTATACAAGAGAATATATAATAGAAGTAATTAGTGAAACCGTGTTGAAGGTAAGCGGTACTTGGGCTGCGGGTGATACCTACGAAGTACCCGTTCAATTGGGTAAAATATTTATGGTGGCAGAACAAAACATAACTGAAAGTGCCGGCACAGATTTAACATCCTTAGAACAAAACATTTGGGATATACATACCTCTACTTCCCAAACTTGGGATGATTACGGAATAATTACAAACTACGATTTAACAGAGGATAGTACTAAACCAACCTCTATGGAGGTTCATGCCACAGTACACAGTCAATATATGTTAAGATTATTAATGCACATCGAAGGAGATGTCAAAAACAAAAACAGTGGTACTTTTTGGGAGAGCGATAAGTTTAGAACATTGTGGAATGCTTCTATTATGGACACTTGGCTACCCCCCACAACCGTTAGAACAATGTATGATATTAATAACGTACCAATCACTTCTAATATGACAACCTACAATTCCACAAGTAGTAATGATAGTTACGGCTCAATAGTAAATAGTAAAGGTAAGACATTTTTAAGTACTATTCAAAACATAAGAAGTAATAGTGGTGTCGGTACAGAAAATAACCTCAATACTAGTTTTTCATTCTTAATAGGTAGAGACAACAGATTTGAGTTTAGACCTAAATATAATAGTGGTAAAGTTTTATCAAGAAATAATATAAGAATAAGTAATATGAGTGCTACTACTACATCACAAATTACTAATGTGAGAGTATATTATAATAACGGTAAAAGTTTTGTGGATTATCCGGCCACAAATCTCACAGATAGTACTAGATGGAAGATATTAGAATATCCTACGGTTACACAAAGTTTAGAAGCACAAATATTAGCCAAAAAACAATACAATACTTACAAAGAAAAACCCTTAAAAATAACTGCAAGTCCTATTTTAGAAGAAGGCGAGCAATACAAAATGATAGGTACGGGTAGGTATGGGTATATAGCAGATTCTTACGTTGCCTTAGAAGGTACAGATGATGACTATACTAAGGTATGTAATTGGACTAGATTAGGTACAGGTGGTGCTTTGTTTAATGGCATGGTAAATGCTTTAGATGGCAACCAAAAAACATCTACTGATTTGTATGCAAGATATGGGATAAGTAAAGACGTAACTACAAGTGGTGATATTCCTTGGGCTGACAATTTTTATTGGTATGGTAGTGGGTCTATATCTAACGCCGTACAAATCGTACACATACCCAATAACACACCATTTGTTAGCGACAATTATGGAGAGCCTATGCGTATATGGATAGATTTGAAGGCTTCACAAGAAAGTGATGCTACCATAGATACTGCCGAGTTTACTATACACGTAGCGGATTATTCTTTTGTCGGTGAAACTAGGGCAATTCACCCAACAAACAAAAGTGTAGCAAGTGTAAATGTAAAACATAGTGGTTTTTATGAGTTGGCTTTACCTTCGACATACAGCGATACAAGCGTAGGAAACATGGTAGTTAGTTTTAACGCAGAATATTGTAGGGCTTTACTGCGTCATAGATGTGGCGACCCAACAGACGCTAATATCTTAGCGCAGGTAGCAACAAACACTAATACAATATTCCCTCTAGGTATGAGAGAATACAGCGAGATGGGTGGTGGGTTTAAGACCACTAGGGCAGAATGGTATGCACCTAAGATTCTGATAACAAGAGATGTTTCTTACACCCCTGCTACTTATGTTTCCTTTACCGATGCAGGTTTAGGTTTAAACTCTGAAACTTTAGTAATAAAAGCATTAGATTGGTCTATTAACGCAGGAAAGACAGAAGATGTAACCCTAAATTTAGAGAGAGATGAATCCATAGCGACAGAAGGCTTTATGAGTTTCTTATTTCCAGAAATAAATCAAAATATTCAAGGTGGCTCATCTTCAACTCAAGGAACTTCTACTGGAATAAGTCAAGGGGTTTATGGAGAAGGAGGTTACGTACCTATACCTAACAACCCTTCAAATGTTGCTTTAGATGATGATACCCAAAAAAACAAAGATGGTAGGGATGATGGGAACGAAGAATCAATAGCAACCTTTAGTAATAAAAAGAAATCTGCGATACTTAATAACCATAACAGAATGAATATACAAAATGATATGCTGTCGGGAGATTCTAAGTTTAGTATATTAGGACAAACACCTATACCCCCTACACCTTCTAGTATGAGAGGTATAGAGGGAATGAGTGTTGATATAACACCCATAAGCGGGACTGCTATAAGAACAGCAGAAGGTTATGTTTTTGCGGGTAAAGGATTACAAGCAAGTGATTCATCATCAATTTCTAATCAAGAAGTATCTATACAAACTTCTTTTGTCGTACCTAAAGATGTGCTAAGTAACAGAATAAGTATTTCTGCTTGTGTAAGTCATGGTGGAGTTTTATCACTTATGGAATACGGAATATTATATGTCACCATAGAATGTTTAGAAGATACGGGTAAGAATATAACTAATACAATAAATGTAAGTAGAGGGTTAAACAAACAAAATATTATTTTAATGCCTACTACGAGTTTGAAAGGAGTGGATGTAATAGGTAATAATATTAAGGTAACAATAAGTAGAGTACCCGCAACAGCAAATGACACAGCAAATGAATCTTCAATAATATTACACGATTTAGAAGTAAAAATGCACCGTGCTTCTGCACACACACCTTCTTCTTCTGCAAAGTTTTCTACTCTCACTTGAATGGTACATCTTCTAAGTTATCTCTTAGTGCTAGTATATCCTGCGCTCTTTGCCTACCTACACCCTTGACAGCCATAACTGCTTTTTGCGTAGTCCTAACCCTAAGTAGTTTAGGTATGCTACCAAACTCTTCTAATAAATCTTGAGCCATAGTGGGGGTTACTCCTTTTACGGAAGAAAGAAATGCGATACGAGGGTCTAATTCTCCTTTTTTTATAGCCTTTTGTGTATCTGAATCGTGATTAGAGAAAGCCATTCCTAGTTGGGTATGATTTACTACTAACCATTCGACAAACTCATCCATAGTATTCAATTCCATATATTTAATTTTAGGGAATCTTTGATGAAATGTCATTTTGAATTGTGTATTTACTTTTTTCATACGAGACATTTCGGTAGCAATTTGTTTTGCTGATGGCCTTCCGGTGGCTACCCAAGGTTTTAACTTTGCACCATAAACTACTAGTACGGGATTGTCGTAGTTATCCTGTAAGTCTCTCAACTGAGAAACGATAGTTCTATTGCGACCAATACCAAGAATGGAACGAAAAAGGTCGTTAATTTCTTTAGCCTCAACACCCCAAGTACCCATAGCATAATCAGCACTCACCATTCTACATACTTTTACGTTATTTTCACCCATACGCATTAACAACTTGTTAATTACTTTTGGGTTTTCTCTATCATCTACTAGTAACATCCTACCATCCTAATGTATGGTAAACCTCATCCTCTAATATAATGATGTGTGAATTACAATCGCCACAGTACTTTTCTCTTGAAGTTTTTAGTGTCCAAGCGTTATGACATATAGTGCAGGCTTCCATTTCTTTTTCGGTTAAACTAATTAGGTTCATCATTTTTATACTCTCCTTGTACCGTCATCTCTCCAACAAGAACCTTTGCATCCTACGTTAGCGGATAGCCAAGAACAAGACGGTGGTTGTTCATGGTCTATGATAGAAAACAATTGCATCCTAGACATACTAGGTTTGAAATCTCTCCAATTTAATTTTTCGATAAAAGCAACTGCTTCATCAACTATCTTTCTTTTGTCTGCTGTACTCAATGTTTTTGGGTCTGCAAACAACCTAAGATTCTCAACTAGATGATAACCTAAAGCCAACCTAACAGGGTGTTTAGGGTTCTCATGCGTCATGGCCGAGGCTATACACGGAGGTATAGGTATTTGGCCGGAAGAAGTTATCTCACCGTGAAATACATTACTATGTAGGTCTTTAGGTATAGGGTTATTAGAAATCCATTTGACTATATCAAACTCGCTATCCACAGCCCTACCTCTAAATGGGTCATACACATCATACTCCCTGTTAGGAGTGGTAGGTATGTCGTAATTCAATGGGTCTTTAACAAAATCTAGCGTAGGTATATTTACAGCCCACTTACTTCTTTTTGTATTATATGTGTTGGGTATTCTTGTTAGTTTTTGTGGATGCCCTACGCCGTCTAAAGTAGCCAAATCACTAGCCACACTTCTCTCATACCTGTCTATATGCCTAGCAATACTTGTGCCGATTACGGGCCGCTTAAACATCTGATGTATATGAAATCCTCTACCTGTAAAGACAGTCCTTACATCACCGTCTAAACGAGATATGAGCGTAGCCACATCATTCTTTACATCATCCATAGAACCACCTTCCTCAATATCAAAATCCCACCATGCTCTATCCATAATGACGCTCTCAACGTCATATTTCCAAGGCCTAATAGGGTCTTTTCTTTGAAAAGCATACAAAGATGTGTAGCAAGATGCTTTACCATTTACTTTATCTATGTAGTCATCAAAAGTTTTACGAGAAAAGCATTGTGAACGGCGAAGCCCAATCTCTCTCGGAAACAGAAGCATAATAATCACTCTTCTTTTACCGCAAAAGTATAGGTAGCACCACAGGAGCAAGCCAATAAAGTCATGAGTTCAGGTTTGTGTCCTTCTTCTCCTGTTACTCTCCAAACTTCTTCCTCGCCTTCCCAAGCATCCATTTTACCGCACGTTTGACATATAATTTCCGGTTTATTCATCTATATTCCACTCCTTAATGCCGTTGAGTTCCGCCTCACAATCTAGTGAAAAATCACACCACATTGGACAGAAGTAATCATTCCAATTCATAGGCCACTGTTGGGATGTGAGAGACTCAATAGTGTCATATAATGATTCCTCAAATATTTTATACGACCTCTCTCTAAACGGCTCTAAAAGAGCAAAGCCCTTCTCAGCACCAAGCCACATAGTCTTACCTCTCTTAGCACCCTCTAGTAATAATTTATCTTCCGCGTCGTATTCATAATCAGGGGTGATATATAAGAAATGTGATACATCTTCGTATTTTTCTAACTTTCTTAGCAGTCTAGTGTAATATACTAATTCCTTTCTAGTCCTACCTAGTTTACCCATATTCATTTTACCTGTCTTTAATTCAACTAAGATTAGTTTACCTGTTTCGGGATGCTTTAGTACACCATCTATAAGACCGACCCATACAATAGGTTGCCCATTCAGTACTTCGTAGACTTCATGCTTAACTTCTGCCTCTACTACCTCGAATCCACCCATGTCATGTGCTATCTGATGTAATAGAATATTTAATGAATCAACTCCATCATCGTCTGCTACACCTTCTTGTTTCGCCGCTTCCATCAGCACGTCTGCACCGTCTAATAAACCTCTCTCCATAACATTATGTATGGCAACACCACGAATCATTTCTTCTGTTGGTGGTACAGTAGGTATATCTGCTATGTATCTCCAATAGAATTGTCGAGGACACATTTTGTATGTCATAAACGATGACTTACTAACTCTTAGTGAGCCTTCATCAGCAGGGTTATAAGAAGAAAGCATTGTTTCACTCTTCTTCTCTTGTTATTCCGTTATCCCAATCGTCAATAGACATTTGGTTTTTGTCAAACAAACTTTCACCGCATGACGGGCAAACATCTTCTAGTGGTATGTTAGGTAGTATAGGTCTGATAACTTCTTCGTTACATGACGGACAGACTACTCTATCCATTTTACCCATGTCGTCTAATAAATTATAGAACATCATCTGTAATTTCATTACATCATTACCCATATACTGAATAACCTTTACCGTTTCTTTCATAAACATCTCTAAATCGTCGTCTTTCATATCTCTTTCACCTTTGTATTACCGTTATAAACTTTACACCCAACTCATATCTGCTAGTCCATTCCTAGCATTCTCTATGGGTTGAGTACTCCATCCTGCCAAATCAAAGTATGGCTTTATTTTTTTTATGACAAATCTATCCACCATAACCTTAGTACCTACGGTTTCTATACCTTCGACATCCTTTGGGTTATCGAATGCTATATACTTACCATCTTCATTTAAGGTAACTAAAAAGAATGAGCCTTTTCTATATCCTTTACCTAGATATTCGTTAGCCCAAGCCGCACCTGCTGATGAGCCGGACAGTACTTTGTATTGGCTTATATCTCTCTCTAATTTACCCTTCATACATAGGTCTATTGGGTCTGTTTCTCCCTTGATTACCGAATCCACCATAGTAGATAATCTATCAGTTACAGCAGTCTCTTGTTCATTAGTTAATATTCCGGTAATAGTATCTAACATAGCGGCTTTCATAACAGGGGGCATTCTGCTTTGTTTCATCTCAATACCTTTAACGTAAATGTTTGGTTCGTGATACTCACCATCAGTCCAAGTAACCATACCTGTATATCTATTCTTAGCCACCATTATTATACGAGAACACCACTTTTCAAACTCGGTTACGATAGGGTACATCTTATCATTAATTAACCCTAACTTTTCTAACCCTTCTTCGGGAGTAGGTATAACACAGAATACAGAATCAGTATGTCCATAAATGACATCAAACCCTGCCTCTCTAGCATTTTCCATAAGTTGCCCTAGTGTTTCTCTTGAAGTGTATGTGATAGCCGCCGCTATTTCGGGATGATACATACCGTACTTAGCATCTCCCGCTACACCATACATAGAGGCAACTAGAGTCTTAGCGGCAAACTGCATACAATCCCATTTCTTTTTCTCATCACCTTCGGTCATAATCATCTTCATTTTAAACTCATTTCTAAACGTAGTCATCAGTTCCATTTGTCTAACTAACAAACCTTTCTCACCCTGTTTAAACTTAGAGCCGTTACCACAGTCCACACCTTCGGGGTCTAAACTATCCCAACTAATATTATACTTAGCGGCATTAGAGTGGTACATAGCACGTATGTCTAAGATACCTACGTTGTCGTACACCCCTGCTTCCACCTTGAGAATCTCAGCACCTTCATAATCCACCTTAGAAAATTGTGGTTGAGTAGGTATCTTTCTATCAAAGTCTTTATCTCTTAAAACTAAGTTAGTAAACATCTTAGTTATGAATGGTGTACTCTTAATCTCACATTGTACTATGTGTTGTAGAGCCGTATAGTAATCTAAGGCATTTACTGCATCATCTAACTTAGGTAGTAGTCTCACGTCTTGTCTACAATAGTGTATGTATAAATCTCTATCTTCATACCAAGATTCGTCGTGTCCTTTCTCTAATTCTACTTTCTTTTCCCCTAATATTTCTTCTGCTACATCGTTTAGTTTGTAAGAAGGTAGTTTTCCATTCTTCATTTCCCATAGTTTAGAAACAGCAAGCATCAAGTCTATACAATTCCTACCTACTATTGGTTGTTCCCAATCACCATACTCATATCTTAACCTCCTAAGTGGAGATAGAGCATATGAGGGTAGCCCACACGCTCTAGTACGCTCGACTATCTGTTTTATGTCAGCACCTACTACATACCACCCTGTAATAATATCGGGGTCGCAATTCTTTAGTATTCTCATAAAGTGTATGAGCATAGAACGCTCATTAGGAAACGCCATAGCGGGAGTTTCATATTTGTATTCACCTAACTCGGAATAAGGTACACCTTCCCCATCCTTCAAACCTCGCTCCGCAAGCGTCGCCTCAACAAACCATACATATTCTTTTCCGGTAAAATTATCATAGGCTACAATAACTCTCATGTGTCCTGTCGTTGGCGACCATTCACAATCGAGATACCAAGTTCTATGTTTGTAGTTAGGTATAGGTTCGTTACCATCATTAATATAATCACAAAGAACTTTGTTAGTGTAGGGTACGTTAGCCTCCCATGTTGAGCCTGCGTAAGACAGTTGCCTTACATCGTGAGGGGTAGAACAATAAACTTTAGTTAAAGATTCTCCATACAGACCTGTATAACCTGCTTCGGTTCTAACTGCTTCCGCTACGTATGGTACATTTTCATCTTCCATGTAGCAGTAAGGCCAATAGCCTGTAATAGTTTTCTCGTATCTTTTACCGTCTTTATCTCTAGCCCTTATGAGAACATTTCTCCCATTCGTCTTTTCGACTATCATTCTACATCATGCCTAAACATCTTAAGGTCATTACAATGTTCACACTCATATATTTCTGCGTTGTCTATATGTTCCACGAAAACCCAAGAGAAAGTTGCACCGCATCTTTCACACGAAGGCCATCGTTGTGTGTAGTTAACCATATCAATTCACCCTTCTTGCGCCCCTACTACGGGTATCAATGTTGTGGCGGCGTAGCCAATTATTAATACACATTGGTGTAACGCCACATTCAATAGCAATAGTCTCCATATTTTTACCATGCTTTACATATTGTGCATTCAGCCACTCATAATCTCTATACAGTGGTTCTGCATCACTAGGTAAGATAGTAATAAATACATCATACCCATCAATCATTCTTTTGTTTTTCCCTAATTCTAAATCTGTCATTTCTAAATCCATTTAATCACCCCAAGTTACTCGCTTGGAAAATAAAGTCGCCATCACCTAATGTAATTAGCATTCTGATACCCTGTCCTTCGGGTCTAAAGTCAAAAAAGTGTACGCTTGCTGTGCCTGTTAACTCTTTAAAAACATACTCTAAACCACCCATATAAACTGCCTCGAAAACAGCCTGTGGTTGTGGGTCTATTTGAGAGATAGTTTTACCTTTAAGATTCTTACCTACTTCCACACATAATCCTCTCTCATCAGAAGTTACTGTGTATAGGTTGTATCTTTGGTTGTTCATATTATCACACCTAAATGCTTCATACAAAGTGGTAGTGTCTATGTCTAACCAAGAAGTGAAAGGTTTTCTTTTACCTCCACTATTCAATTGATAAGTAATATCTTGTAGGTCTATCTTAGTAGCCAACCTTACAGACTTGGCCTCCCACTCATTAACATTAGAAGATGTATGAGGAAACGCTAAAGCCTTATCGGATGAAGTCATAGTAGTTTGTTTGTTAGATGATTTTAAGATAATTTTATCCTCACCAATTTCTAACGTGATAGCATTACCATGATATTTCAAAGCACCTAAGAAAGCATCTATATCAGATATAGCAAAATCTCCTGTGCCGGAACAAGGTATAGATAATAATGTCAATGACGACAAGCCATCCTTAACAAGAGAGCAGGCAGTAAGTCTACTACCTACTGCTCTCATCATCAAAGAATGAACCTGTGGCATTACTTTACCGGAAACATTTTGTTTCCTTTGAGACAAAGTTAGTAACCACGTTAAGGAGTTACTATCAACAGTAATCATATAATCACTCCATGAAAGGTAATCCGAACCACTCTACATTACCGTTAGATACTTTGAGTATGTCATGCTTAGTACCGACTCTTTCTATGTTACTACCTTTCATCTCTTCGACAGTAGCACGTACAACCCACTCACCATCAGCGAGCGTCCTATCACCTTCTACTCCGGCGGCAGGGTCGGCCTTTTTCATAAACCTAGATAGGAATATCTGCTGAGAAAACTTTCTCATAGTACCTTTCTCCCATTCAGGTCTGAAACCAACAGTCATCAATACTTTCTTACCTGTACCGTCATCCATGAATTGTGATACGGCCTTTAGGTGAAAGGTGAAGTAAACTTTAGCCACGTTGAGGCTGTGTATTCTAGTTAGTACATTTCTATAAAGACGGTTACGCTCTCTCCATTCTTTCTGATTGAATGCACCATCTTCTGTCTCAATGACACCACGACTTAGTAGTGATGCCCTCATAGCGTGTTCACACCATTTAAGGAATGTAGAACCACCGTCGAAGATAACTCCACCAACTGATTCAGGGTCATTCTTAACTTTCTCAGCAAGTATATTAACGTACCATGAAGTCTTATCTAACAATGCTTTGTAATCTACGTTGTTATCAGAATCAAATATAGAATCATCTGTCTCATCGTGAAGAGGTAAAACTATTATGTTAGGGCAGTCAGGGAATACATGGTCTACCGTAGACTTAGCGGAGTTATCTACATCAAAGATATAGACATTCTTACCTGCCTCAATTTCTGTTCTTAAACAAGAAAGTGCCGTACCTGTCTTAGCAGTATTTTCGTGTCCAATAAATGCACATCTATGAGTAATAGAGTTTGTTCTATTGTTCTCAAACAGGTCTTTGTAATAACCTTCATCGAACCTATTTACAGGTTCGGCAGTCTGTTTTTTAGTCGTAGGTGTTGCTTGTGTTCCCCATGCGCTCATATATATTCCTCTCATTACTAGGGTTATAAACTTTCAGTAAGTATTGCCGCATCAGTCATAAGAAGTAATGCCGCTACACTAACCGCAGATTCTAAACTGTTAATTGTTACCTGTGCGGGGTCAATAACCCCATCATCAAATGCGTTTCTAACATCAGTAGTTTTACCGCAAATATATTGACCGTATTTATTTATAGGTATCTCGCCTGTATTATTACCTGCGTTCTCTATTATCGCAGTTATGGGTGCTTCTAACCCAAGACAAAATAATTTTCCAATGTGTCTTGATACATCTTCGGGGTAGGGGGTTAGGCTCATTTGAGCGAAGTATAGTGCTGAACCTCCACCTGCTACCACACCACCATTCATAGCCAAACGACAAGCATTTACTGCGTCATCCACACGTTCTTTTCTTTCTAGTTGTTCGACCTCGGATTTACCACCGACATATATCTTAGATATACCATTAGTCAATCTTGATATACGATTGTTATAATATTGTTGCATCCAATCATTAGTTGCTTCTTCTTCATAAGAAGCCAAAGAATCTAGGTGTTCATTTAATTCATCAGACGACTCTCCACTCGCTGTAATTATAGTAGTCAAAGCAGAAGCCTGTATTTTATCACATGAGCCTACATCAAATGAAGTTAGTTTAGTGATAGATTCTCCTAGAGAAGTCTTGAACAAATTACTTTTAGTAACTAATGCTATATCTTCCAACCATGCTTGTTGTTCGTCGGGCATACCCGATGGCTTAACTAATAATGCACTTATTTTACCCTGTGCTATATTGACTAAAAGATTCTGTAACGCTTGATGATTAAAGTCGGTGCAGAATATAGCAATAGGTTTGTTGTCTTTGACTGCTAACTCTAAAGCAGGTATCAAAGCATTGAACGTCTCAATCCTTTCGGTTGTTACTATAACCATAGGATTATCTAAGATGCACCTAGCCTTCGGGCTGTTTATCATAACATTATGTGCGTAGCCCGATAGAACCTCTAACCCCTGCACATCTTCTGTGTATGTTTCAAAGGTAGGACTTTTTTCTATGGTAACAGTACCTTTGCTACCTGTCTTAGCAACTACATCTGCTATTAATTTACCCAACGATGGGTCATTGTTAGCGGCGATAGTAGCCACATCTTCGATAGAGAAGTCATCAGTCTTAGTCGCATTAAGGAAATGTATTGTTTCTTCTAAGAAGTGAGCCAAAGCATCTCTAATAACAATAGGACTCACACCTTGTTCTATCAAGGTAAGAGAACCATTACACAAAGCCTGTGCTATAAGCGTAGCAGTAGTAGTACCGTCTCCCGACTTCTCCTGTGCTTCGCTAGCGACTTCTTTAAGTAAGTCTATACCCATTTGTACGTAAGGGTCTGCATCATTAATAGCCCTAGCAACAGTAACACCATCATTAAGAATGACAGGCATACCGTTAGGGTTCTGAATGATAACCGTTCTTGCATTCACCCCTAAAGTACCCTTGACTGCGTTAGCAACCTTGTTCACACCTTTGAGTAATTTACTCTTTGCTTCCATTCCTGTTAATATTGTTTCCATAAAAATACCTCATATAAAATCGTCATGCACGTCTCGGTCGTAGTATTCTTCTCCACCTATATAGTAAGGTACTTCCTCACCATCAAATGCTAAGATGTCAGAATAATGTAGGCAAACCCTACCGTCATCCAATGTCATCTGTATCTTATCACCATTGAACAGTACGGTATCTCCGCACCCTATTTTTAGGGGTACGAGAGAACCTATACTATCAACAACATATTCTTTTGCGGTAATAAGACCTGATGTACTGATTGTCTCAGCCATCTTTAGGATAACGTAATCACCTACGGCCTTCATTGTTCCCACCCGTCGTTTTCCACGACAGGCTCGACCATCTGAGGGATGACATCGAAAGCATACCAACCATTGACTGATAATCTATCTTCGCCTTCTCTACTTCTCCAAGCCCCACCTAGTAGTAGCATCTTTGTTCCTACTGCAAAGTCAATTTCTTCATCACAATATACATCTACCGTACCTGCCATAGATGTCATGTCTGTATCAGCACAAACTAAGATATACCCACCTTTGTCTCTTGGGTCGATATGTATTACTTCGGTAATAACAGCGCAGTTTCTATCCCACCAACCGTCTTTACCATTGTATGTGTCGTAGTATGTACCTAATTCAGATAGTCCGGCTAGAAGATTCTCTTCACCAATCAGACCACCTATGATGTCAGTAGGCGCACCTTGAAATAAGTCGGCCAAAGAAGCATCAACAGTATGTACTGAGACATCTGCGTTTAAGTAGCATCTATCATTTTTGCCACCCTTCATAGGTATAGTTAATGGAGTGAATGACGGGTATTGTCTGTCAGCCGCCGCACCATTACCACTTACTTTAAGTATTTTTAAGGAATCATTAGTACCTTGTTTTCGACCAAAGAATAATGATGTTCTTTCTCTCTCATCTTGAGGTCGAGCCGCACCGTATTTGAAGTTAGCATCACCGGATGGGAATGTTGGGTTATTCTTATCCCATACTACAAAGAAATGTGTGTTACCATTAAGCATCATCGTGTGCTTTGGTAGAGAACCTACATCACTTTCAGTACCCATACCGAACATTTCTGCCGCCAATCTTGTGTACGTTCCATCATTGTTATCTTCAAAGACAACAACCGCACCACTGTCAATCAATACTTGTCGTACATCATCAGTAGCAGTCATAAGTTGATTCTTCATCTTATTGTATAGTATTTTACCCCACTCTTTAGGTCGCGGTACAGAAATAAACATACCCTCAAAAACATCCGAGCCTGTTCTTCGTAGTCTAGCAGATTCAGAAGAGATTTGTCGCCCTGCGACTCTTAGTGCGAGTACCGCACAATCTTCATCAGAACGGCCTGCATTTCTCCATGCACCCCCTTGTTCTACAAGGACTTCATCAGCCCTATTTTGCACCACTTCGGGCGCTACGTTCAGCGTTTTAGCAATATTTTCTAGCATTTGGTTACTCATTTTTTGTACCTCAGTTATTCTTGTCTCGTCCCTAATACGGTTATAAAGAATGCGGTTGCATCAACATTCTCAAGAAATTACCCTTGACAATATCTTCATCAATCCCACTCATCAAATCCCTTTCGGCTGTTATAGCCGCATCAATGACTGTCATTTTGCCGTTGCTAGTAGCATCGGACTCTATTGCGTAATCAAATACGCTTCTTATGGTCTGCTTTACATCGTTCTTACCGAACAACTTCATAGCATTAGTGAAATCTTTCTCACGAAAACATAGAGTTAATAGAAACTTACTATCAAACTCTTTTACCATTAAACTATGTAGGAATGCTTTACCTTTCTGTTCGCCTAATGAGTCGTAAGCCTGCAAAGCATTGATAGCATTCCTTAAGTCGCCATTATGTGCTTCACAAATCATACGCAATTCTCCATCAGTTATAGAAACGCTCTCATATACAGCGATATATTGTAATCTCTTGAACATTTCATCTATCTCTATCGGTCTAAACTCTAATGTCCTACATCTTGAACGTAAGTAAGGACTTACTTTTTCGATATTATTACAAGTAAGAATGAAAAGACCTTGGGCATTCTCTATTACACCCTTCAAAGCACCCTGTGCTTCGGGTGTTAATTGGTCTGCTTCGTCTAGTAGTATGTATTGTTTATAGTTGCCGGAACGTGTCAAGGGCAATAACTCTTCTTCAACAAATGCTATACCTCTAGTTTTCTTAGATGAAGCATTGAATATATGTAAGGGGTAGCCGAAATGATTAGCGATAACGTGGGCGTAAGTGGTTTTACCTACACCTGCCGCC